AGGCGCATTTATAGAGAAACTTCTGTTTGCTCTATTACCACTACTAATTGGTAGTACGGGATACCTAATTCAAGCATTGGGGTCTATTCAGCACGATGTAACTATTTTGAATCAGAAAGTAAGTCTAGTAGTGACTACGGACAACAAACAGGCCAGCAACAGTGGTGCTGAATTGGCGCGTGAAAAATTACGCCAAGACTTGGAAAAAGAAATCCAAAAGAACCGTGATGCTATCATGGAGAACCGTCAGAACATTGCAGTTATTGAAGATAGACTGGGGTTTGGTTCAAAGAAAATTGGCCCATTGAAGGAATAGATAATGGCTTGTGATAAGAAGATGTTATTTGGTGCGTTGACAATATTACTCCTACCTCTGTCATTGGCATTTTGTGGTGGAGACAGGTTTCGCTATCCATGTCAAGATCCTAAGAATTGGGATGACGATATGTGTAAGCCACCTATTTGTGATGTTACAAGAACTTGCCCAGAACACATTTTCAAAGGCCAGCGAGATCCTAGATTGGGACCTCCACCCGAACGAGTTAACTCACCAGCTCCGAAAGTAGGAGTAAATTGTGGAAAATAAATTTATGTATACAGAAGAACAGTTAATGGCTCGATTGAAGTTCTTCATCGGGATTTGCTTGGCATTGACATTGACGGGAATTATTTTTGTCATACTGTACTCAATCCTGTTCATTACTCAACCATTGAATGCGATCAGCCCTATTGATCAGAAGTTCTTTGAGATGATCATTCCGATTGCTACTTTCCTAACTGGAACCTTGTCTGGTATTATGTTGGCAGGTGGGGATAAAGATTTGAGAGCAAAAGCACTCGAAGCGGCAAACAAGCCGCCACCTCCATCACCAATACCACTCGGTGGCTTGACAAGTACACCAACATCTCTATACAATAGCGGTGTTCCGTCTTCTGATTCATTCGGTTCCCCAGTATCCACATATACTCCGAATTTAATTGTTGCCCAACCAATTGTTGGTTTTAATGGCAAATTAGCTCCACCAGCTGCACCACAACCCCTGATCTAAGGAACAATCATGATTAAAAATATTCTATTGGCTGTCACGTTGTCAATTTTCTCTTTTGGTATTGCTCATGCTGAAACAGAAACAAAGAAAGTTTGCGTAGAGCAAAAGAACCAAAAGACTGGTAAAACAGCAAACGTGTGTAAAGTTATTAAGATTCATAAAAAATTAGAAGTTGCGCCTGTTCCCGAAAAGAATAAAAAATGATTGCTACTAATAAAAATATGGTTGCATCCATCGAAGAACGAATCGGCGTAGTCGAAACTAAAGTTGAAAACATCAATGAAAAAATTGATAATCTGAAAGTTGATGTTAAAGACATGCATGATTGTTTAGATAATACCAGAGATGGTTTACAGAAACAATTAGAAAAAATGTATGACGCATCTTGTGAGCAACATAGTGAACTTGCCAAAAAAATATCTTCTTTAGAAAAACAAAGAGATAAGTGGATTTGGACAGTTGCCGGAGGATTAGTTGTATTCAGTTGGCTGTCTGCTCATTCCGAAACAATCTTGCAACTTATTGGTAAAGCTTGACACAATTGTGAAATTGTTGTATGATGCAGTTGTTTCTATAACAACTTTTGGTAATTATGAGCGTTTTCATTGATCGTACATTTCTTCTAAGACTTTCACCTAAATTGCAAAGGTTTGCCCGTAAAAAGGAAGACCTTTACAATTTCAGGTGTCCTCTCTGTGGAGACTCACAGAAAAATAAAACAAAATGTCGAGGTTATGTTTATCGCAAAAAGAATGACTATTTCTATATGTGTCACAATTGCGGTGCCGGTACATCTTTTTATAATTTTCTAAATCAGGTTGATCCTGATCTTAGTCAAGAGTATACCTTGGAAAGATACAAGGATGGTAATACTACGAATCAGCCGGAGCCAAATTTTGAAGAATTTAAATCTAAGCCAGTCTTTAAACCGAAACTCGATTTACCATCAATAGACTCATTGCCTACAGATCATTTTGCGAAGGTGTATGTAGAATCTAGGATGATTCCGAAAAAGCAACACACCAACTTATATTTCTCCAGCGATTTTAAGAAATTTGTACATAGCATTGGTGTCGAAAAAGAATTGCATGATAATGATCAGAGATTGGTTATTCCTTTTTATGATAAGGATAATAATTTAATTGGTGTTCAGGGTCGAGCATTAAGTGAATCCAAACTCAGATATATAACGATTCGATTGCATGAATCTAATCCTAAACTTTTCGGTATGAATAATATTGATGAGTATGAAAGAATTTGTGTTGTTGAGGGTCCTATTGATTCTCTATTCTTAGAAAATGCTGTTGCTGTTGCGAGTTCTAATTTGGAATCTGTTGTTGATTACTATGATAAGAGTAAAGTTGTTTTGGTGTTTGACAATGAACCTAGAAATAAAGAAATTGTTAATTTAATGGAACACGCAATCGAAGATCATTTTAATATTTGTATTTGGCCCGAAATGGTCGAAGAAAAAGATATTAATGATATGGTTTTGAATGGTTTAACACCTGAAGATATTCAAGATATAATCGATAAGAATACATTTGTGAATCTTAGGGCTAAAATGGAATTTGTAAATTGGAAAAAATGTTAATGGAGTATAATCATGAATGTTAAATTGATTAGTTATTCACAAGGACTTAATGGTGAGTCTCTTTTGGATCAGGTTGCATATGCTGCTAGAGTGTCGAATCCGTCCAACCAAAACAACACAGGAACGTCTGAGAAGTTGGTTCGTTACTTGATTAATAACCAGCACTGGTCGCCGTTGGAGATGGTTTCCGTGTGTTTGGAAATCGAAACCACAAGAGATATTGCACGGCAGATTCTTCGGCATCGTTCATTTTCTTTTCAAGAGTTTTCGCAACGATATGCTGTTGCAGATTTAGGTTGGGATTATAAAGAGGCTAGATTACAAGACACCAAAAATCGTCAGAATTCAATTGGATTTGATGACGCCGATGATGATCAGCGTAAACTTGCGATTGAATGGGAACGAGCACAAAAACGTGTTACCTTTGTCGTACAAAAGGAATATGATTGGGCAATTAAGAATGGAATTGCTAAAGAGCAAGCGAGAGCAGTTTTACCTGAAGGCATTACAATTTCCCGTATGTACATGAATGGAACTCTTAGATCCTGGGTACACTATATACAACTTCGGAGTGCCAATGGTACTCAAAAAGAGCACCGTGAAGTTGCCATGGCTTGTGCTGATGCAATTGAGCCAATTTTCCCAATGATCAAGGAGTATATCAGTGAATAGTTTTAATGATGTTGCAGTTTTTATGGAGGCATGTGATCAAACCTCCAAAGGGTTTTGTGGACAAAGTGATCTGTATCTTAAATTGGTCCGAGAGGAATTTGAAGAATTGATGCTTGCATATAAGAATCAAGACATTGTGGAAATCGCAGATGCTTGTGCAGACTTGAAATGGGTAATCGAAGGTCTTGAAAATACTCTAGAACTTCCTCAACAAGAGGTATGGAATGAAGTGTCCCGTAGTAACCTAAGTAAAATCTCCCCCAGTGGTAAAGTATTGAAGCGCGAAGACGGTAAAGTCCTAAAGCCTGAAGGATGGACACCTCCCAATATCAAATTAATTCTAGAAAACGAAAATGAGTAAACTTATGGAATATATGGGTATTAATATCGATTTGGATAGAGATAATCTATTCGATGACTTAGGCATCAAGAGACTAAAAGAATCGTATATGAAAGATACGGAAACTAGTCCGCAGGAAAGGTTTGCATATGTTAGCTCGGTTTTTGGCAGTAATAGAGATCATTCTCAGCGTCTTTACGATTACAGTAGCCGGCATTGGCTTAGTTATTCTACTCCCATTCTTTCTTTTGGGAGGAGTAAGCGTGGCCTTCCTATCTCTTGCTTTCTTAATTTCATTGAAGATACTTCGGAGGGATTAGTTGATAACTTATCTGAAACAAATTGGCTTTCGATGTTGGGTGGTGGTGTCGGAATTGGTTTTGGCATTCGCTCAACGGATGATAAATCTACTGGAGTCTTACCCCATCTTAAAATGTATGATGCATCATCTCTCGCGTACCGACAAGGCCGCACTCGCCGTGGTAGTTATGCTGCATATCTTGATATTTCTCATCCTGATATTATTTCATTTTTAGAAATGCGTAAGCCTACGGGCGATCCAAATGTACGTTGTCAAAATCTTCATCATGGGATTAATATCACTGACGATTTTATGAATATTATCGAAAAGTGTATGTTGGACCCTGAAGCGGACGATTCGTGGAATCTTACTGATCCACACAGCGGAATTGTGCGTGAAACAGTATCTGCGAAGCATCTGTGGCAAATGATTCTTGAATTGCGTATGCAGACTGGTGAACCATATCTGCATTTTATTGACACCAGTAATGCTGTTATGCCACAATGGCTAAAAGATAAAGGCTTGAGGATTAATCAATCAAATCTTTGTTCTGAAATCATTCTACCTACAAATGAAAAGCGAACAGCGGTTTGCTGCTTATCGTCTTTGAATTTGGAGAATTATGATGAATGGAAAGACCATCCCACTTTCTTGCTTGATGTTGCTGAAATGCTTGATAATGTTCTTCAGTATTTTATCGACAATGCACCTTCCACCATTGAACGCGCAAGGTTTTCTGCCAGCCGTGAGCGCAGCATCGGTATCGGTGCTCTGGGTTTCCATGCTTATCTACAACGTAACAATATTGCGTTCGAAGGAGTGATGGCTAAAATCACAAACAGGCAAATGTTCAAACACATTAGAGAGGGTCTAGATGCTGCAAATGTTAAACTTGGATCCGAGATAGGTGAAGCGCCTGATGCAGAAGGTACTGGTTTCCGCTTTAGTCACCTTATGGCTATTGCTCCCAATGCTTCTTCTTCCATTATCATGGGCAACACTTCTCCTTCTATTGAACCTTATCGTGCCAATGCTTATAGGCAAGATACTCTATCAGGTTCTTTCCTAAATAAGAATCGTTGGTTGGATAAATTGATTAAACAACTGACTAAAAATGATAATGAATATAATGATACTTGGTCTAGTATCATTGCTAATGATGGTTCGGTACAACATCTTGACATTTTGGATGAAATCCAAAAGTCGGTATTCAAAACTTCAATGGAAATTGACCAACGTTGGGTGATCGATCTTGCAGCCGATAGACAACAATATATCGACCAAGCACAATCTTTGAATCTATTTTTTAGGCCCGATAGTCATATCAAATATATTCATGCTATTCATTTCATGGCATGGAAAAAAGGTCTGAAGACTCTATATTATTGCCGTTCAGAAAAGATTGGTAAAGCAGATAAGGTTTCTAAAAAAGTAGAAAGAAGCATTATCAAAGAATTAGATTTAACACAAATTGCACAAGGCAATGATTGTATTGCATGTGAGGGATAAAATGATCACAAAAACTAATACTAGAATTACAGATGAGAGAAACAATTTTAAGCCATTTAATTATCCGTGGGCATATGATGCTTGGCTAAAACACGAACAATCACATTGGCTTCATACTGAGGTGCCGATGTTGGAAGATGTAAAGGATTGGAAAAAACGACTAACTCCAAATGAACAAAAGTTTCTAACCCACATATTCAGGTTTTTTACCCAAGGTGATATTGACGTTGCAGGTGGTTATGTACAGAATTATCTACCGTATTTCCCTCAACCTGAAATTCGTATGATGTTGATGGGTTTTGCAGCAAGAGAAGCATTACACGTTGCGGCATATTCACATTTAATTGAAACTCTTGGTCTTCCAGAAACCACATATAATGAATTCTTAGAATATGCGGAGATGAAAGAGAAGCATGATTATCTCATGGATATTTCGGCGAAGAATACCACTAAAGAAAATACTGCTACACATATTGCTGTATTCTCTGCGTTCACCGAGGGTATGCAACTATTCTCATCGTTCATCATGCTTCTGAACTTTCCTAGAAACGGAAAGATGCGTGGAATGGGCCAGATCGTCACCTGGTCGATTGTGGACGAAACTCAACATTGTGAATCTATGATTAAGTTGTTCCGTACATACATCGAAGAAAATCGTGAGATTTGGACGGACGAACTTAAAGGTAAGATATATACGATTGCTGAAAGAATGGTCCAACTTGAAGATCAATTTATTGATTTGGCTTTTAATTTGGGTGGAATGGAAAATCTGACGGCATCGGATGTTAAGCAATATATTAGATATATTACTGATCGCAGACTCATTTCATTAGGACTAAAAGGTATTTTTAAAGTAAAGAGAAATCCTTTACCTTGGGTTGAAGAAATGATTAACGCTCCGACACATACAAACTTTTTCGAAAACCGAGCAACCGATTATGCTAAAGGTGCCCTATCAGGAGATTGGTCGGATGTTTGGGCTAATTAATAATAATAAAAGGAAAAATTATGACAGACAAAATAATTTCAGGAGAATGCTTAAATTGTGAATCTTCTTATACTGTAGAATATACAGAAGAATTAGTTTCTGAAGAATTTCCAGAATGTTGTCCTTTCTGTGGCGAATTCATCGATGAACTAACTGAAGCGGTAGATGAAGACGAAGAAGAAGATACTGATGATGTAAATAAATGGGACTAAATTGGCATTTTCAAGAATCTGAATTTACTGAAGATCAAATTCTTGATTATTGCGGATTTGTTTATGTGATTACAAATCTTACCAATAGTAGAAAATATATTGGTAAGAAGATGTTTCATTTTTCCAAAACCAAACAGGTCAAAGGCAAAAAGAAGAGATACAAAGTCCAGAGTGACTGGCAAACTTACTATGGTTCCAATGAGGAATTGAAAAAAGATGTTATACTACTTGGAGTAGAATCATTCTCTAGAGAAATCCTACATCTGTGTAAGTCGAAAGGTGAATGCAGTTATTTGGAAGCAAAAGAACAATTCCATAATAATGTTATGGAAGGAAATGATTACTATAATACTTGGATAATGGTGCGAGTTCGTAAATCACATATTAAGGATTATAATGATAGAATTTCCAGAAGAAATGAAGAAGTGCAAGTATGATGTATTGTTTTTCCTACCAGGATCGAAACAAGAAACTATACATCTCGAACAGCAAATATATAAAAAACCCGGTAAAAAATTAGATGGCTCTGCACTAGGAGATGCTTATCATATTGTATTATTTAAACTTAAAGAAGATGAAATGGTAGATTTGGATAATTTTGATGCAATTCTAATTGATCCGTTTATTTACATCGGACAATTAATTCCACAGAATTGGTATGGTTTAGTTGCTAAAAAGACCACAACCTCCAAGAAATTTTTAAAAAGTACACTTGACAATCTTTCATCTTTGTGATATACTGATTTTTGTTTCAAACTATTGAAAGATTTATATGATTCTCGTTGATCTGAATCAGGTTCTATTGGCTGGTCTAATGTCTCAAATTTCCAATCAAAAAGGTGTTACACTAGATGAGAGTCTGGTTCGACATATGATTTTAAACATCCTGCGAACCCATATTAAGAATTTTCGTTCTGAATATGGTGAAGTTATTCTGTGCTGCGACAATCGTAGATATTGGCGTAAAGAGTTTTTTCCTTTCTATAAGGCCGGACGTAAGAGGGCTAGAGAAAAATCTGCGCTTGATTGGCATATGATCTTCGATATGCTTGGTAAATTCAAACTTGAATTGAAGGAAAGTTTCCCGTACAAGGTCATTGACGTTGATGGTGCGGAAGCAGATGATATTATTGGAACCCTTGCACCCCGATACTGCAAGAATGAAAAGGTCCTTATTCTTTCCAGTGATGGTGACTTTCTGCAATTGCAGCAATATGGCAACATTAAGCAATACAATCCATCACAAAAGAAATTTGTTAAGTCTGAAAATCCTCTAATCGAACTCAAAGAGAAGATTATTCGTGGTGATAAGGGCGATGGCATTCCTAATATGTTTTCTCCGTCCGATTGTTTCGTTCGTGACCTGCGACAGAAGCCTATTACACAAAATCTAATTAAGAAACTTCTTGTTGAAGATGACAAGGAATGGAAATGTGATATTCGCGCAGGTTATTCACGTAATCAAGTTCTTATTGATCTAACTTTCATTCCTACAGAGATCAAAGAGAAAATAATAAATACGTATGATGAGACCAAACCCGCAACCAAGCAGAAAATGCTAAATTATTTTATCGAACATAAGTTAAAAAATCTTATGGACGTAATTGAGGAATTTTAATGAAAAATATGTATGAAATTTTTGATGAATTTGAACTTGCTAAAACAAAACAACAAAGAATAGCAGTACTTGAACAAAATATGTCGCAGGCATTATGTGATGTTATCTTGATGGCATTTCATCCAAAATATGAATGGCTTGTGACTGAACTACCGAAAAAATATAAGATGCCTGATATACTTACCGGCTCGGCTTTTTCTAGTATTCAACAACAACTGCGTAAATTGTATATGTTCCGTAAAGGTGATCCTACGGCTGAAAAATTAACCCCGGAACGTAGAGAAGAAATTTTGCTTCAAATCCTAGAATCATTGGAATTCCGGGAAGCGGAAGTGATTATTGGTATATTCACGAAAGACCTAGGAGTAAAAGGTCTGGATCATAAATTCGTGAAAGAAGTCTTTCCAAATATGCTAACATGAAGAAACGAGAAAAAATAATCGTCGTTTGCGGTGGATTTGATCCACTATCAATAGAAGATTTATATTTTCTAAAGGCATGTAAAAGAAACGGAGACTGGCTTATAGTCGGTGTACACTCTGACTGGTGGATGGGTATATCTCAAGGTGGCTCGATGCAGAGTTACGATACAAGAAGAGAAATAATTAGGGAATTAAAGTGTGTCGATGAGGTCATGAATTTTAATGATTCGGATGGCACAGTTTGTCAAATATTAAAACTAGTAAAAATTTTATATCCCAATTCAGACATAACATATGTTTCAGAATTTGATATGATTAACCAACCAGAATCTAAGATTCGTGGTATAACTTTCGCAAAATTAACAGGAGATAGGTAAGTGTCGAAATTTCTAGGAAAGTTCCGAAAAGAAAAAGATTACAAAGACGATTATGCAAATTCGAAAAATTTATCCAGTGAGCGCAATCGAAAAAATCTTCAGTCTGGAGTTCGGAAACAGAAGATGAATTGGGAACAAGAAAATTTTAATGATGATGAATATGTGTACGTAAGAAATAAAAACAATAAGTATTGATTGTTGTTTCACTGCAACATAGCACTTGACATCGGTTTCTGTCTATGTTAAAATTGATATCTCTACATTAAGAGGTTTTTATTATGCTTTATTATAGTTCGGTGCCCAAATCCAAAAAGAAAAAAGTTCCTAAGGCCCAACAAGAACAATATGATATTTGGTTGAAGTCTCATCAACCGAAAGGTATTAGTTTGTCTAAAGGAGTTACCTTCGCACGGGTTAATCCTGTTGTTTCTAGTACTCCATATGTGCGTAAAGAGCCTAAGATCGCTTCCCTTGATACAGGATTCAAAGGTGCTCTTACCAAGACTGGAATTATGAAGGACTATCACAGGCTTTCGACCAAAGATCGGGAAATTGTAGATCATTTGTCAAATTGTGTAGCGCCTATTCATAAATCTTCTTATGTTTATGTTTCCGAGGGCATGAATCCTGCTTCTCTCGGTCGAAAAAACGAAATTTTGTAATTAAAAGGTAAAAAAATGAACAAAAATACTCAAACCAACGAAACTCCTGAACCTCAACCTTGGCAACTACTCGACCAAGTAGTCCGAAAATGGGTAGCACTATCTGGATTCGAAAAAGATCAAGAAAATTATGCAAATCTGAAAGAATTGTATGACTAAATCATATGTAACCTTGATCGAAGAGGCGCCAGATGGCTCAGGCGACGGAATCCTGACATTTCCAGATGAAATGATTGCGGAATTAGGTTGGAAAGAAGGGCAACGTCTTCAATTTTCAGTTAATGAAGAAGGAAATATCATCCTTAAAGCAGTTCCTTATGAAAATGTCTCTTCCGAACAACAAAACACTTGACAAACTAGTTTTTTCTGATAGAATGTAGTCTTCTACATAGGAAATCACATGGATCTCATTCAATCTAAGTCACTTCTCGCCAAACTGATGGCAACCGAGAACATTATTGTTGAACAACGTAATGTTCGTACTGCATCTTTTGATGTTGTAAATCGTATTCTTACGGTTCCAACTCTGGATTCTAAAATCTCGCCTTTCCTCTATGACCTTTTCATGGGACATGAGACCGGTCATGCGATTTACACACCAGAAGACGGTATGCAAAAGGCAATTTCCATGAAGTTGTCTATGTCCGTCGCAAATGTGGTTGAAGATGCACGGATTGAGCGTAAGATCAAGGACAAATATCCCGGTCTTCGCAATTCTTTCATCCGTGGATATCGTGAGCTTATCGAGAAGGATTTTTTTGGTACTAACGGCGTCGACCTTAATACTATGAACTTCATTGACCGTTGCAACCTTTACTTTAAGGGTGGTGCAGCATTTGGTGTAAAATTTAATGAAGTTGAGAATGAACTAGTTGGACTCATTAATAACACCAAGACTTATGATGATGTTATTGAAGTTACGCAAAAGGTAATGGAGTATCTCCGTGAGGAGAGAGAGGAGCGTAAAAAGTCCTCGTCGGCACCAGAAGAATCTGATGATGAACTGGAAGATGACGGAGAATATGAAGACTCCGACGGTATCGATGATTTCTTTGATGATCTCGATGAACTCTATGAGGACTCCAAGCCGGTGAAGTCCGCTCCGACCAAATTGGAAGATGGAGATAAAGAGGATTCTTCCGAGGACGCTGAAGGTAAATCAGAAAAGAACATGATGGACCCAGAACCTCAGAAAGAGGATACTTCACATGGTGGCCGCCGCGGTGCGGGATCAAAAGACTTTATGGATGAAGATGATATCCGCGCACATACTGATGATGCATTCCGTCAGAATGAATCGAAGTTGTTCTCTATCAGTAGTATGAGCTACTACTATGGTAATGTTCCAAATATCGAATCGAAAGAAGTTATTGTTCCGTATAAGACAATCTGGAATCGGTATCGGCAACATAATTTCGAAATTACCGATTTGTATAAGAAGTATGGTGATCCAAGTGAAGTAACTGGTATCGATACTGCAAAGTTCCAAAAGGTT